CATACGTCAAGGCTATTGCCTGTATAGTATGACTTGCATTTGTATTGTTTGTAACATAATTTACTGAAACAGAGTTACCTGATCCTGATATGTTGGTAAGAGTTTTAGGTGATGGGTTACCATCGTAGATACCACCTGCTCCATATATAGCTGTACCATAGACTGAAGCCGCACCCTCTGTACTAAACTCATAGTTTGTTGGACTTACTGTATTTGTATCATCATAGTCGTAAGATACACCAACAAATACTTCTGTGTTACCTTCGGACTTAAGATATGTATTTACTTTATGTACTACCTTACGTACCTCTGGATCTTCCATATAAAAGTAAGGTGTTTGAAATAAACTGAATATATCTCCACCTTCAAAACTATTGCCTCTTTCTTGACGATGTACCTTACCAGAACCATCACCATGTATTACATGTTCAAACTGTCCTATGTACCCACTATCAACACAGTTAGCTTCTATACCAATTAACTGGCTATACTCAAAGATACTCTGTTTATTCTGACTCTTACGTATACCACCTATCAAAGATAGAGATGAGTCATTCTTAAAGAAGAATCTAAACTGTGACTTCTTCCTAAGTACCACAATAGCAATATCAATAATCTGTTCTGATAAGTAGTAGTTATCGAAGATAGACTGTATTTCTTTAGACACAGTAGCTAGTTCAACATCACCAATTTTATCAGTACCAGAAATAGGACGTATACCGTCTGGTCCTAAGAAGAGTAAATCACCACCAAATTCTACCACAGAATCAGGAGCAAGGCAACCCATATTTGATGTAACATTTTCTAATACAAAGTTAGCCGCATTGTTACCTGTCAATCTTTTAATATTATTAGCACCAAAGATATATAACTGGTTACGGAACTTTTTAACTGCTGTTATAGTATAACCTACATTAATAACACCAGCACCGTTAGCAGGACTAAAATCAGAATAGTTTAGTGGAGAACTAAAGTAGAGATTATAAGGTTCAGAAGAATCACCACACAAGAATATATGAGATGCAAACTCCTCAGAGTACTTAGGGTCATTTGGAGCTTGTGCATGAGTTATCTGTGCATAAGCAGTACCATTATATGTAGATGCAGGATTTACACCATCAGTTAAAAGTAATACTTCGCCTGACCAGTTAAAGCTAGTAAACCTTACCCTACTAACATTAGTCATATCAGGATTACCAGCTTCTGGTATAGCTACCCAAGATGAGTTAGAGTCTTGCCACTTGTATAAATAATCATGTCCAGATGTAGGTTTTCTACATGCAAATATACCATCGTCTAAGTTACCATTTACTGATACACCTAGTACAGCACCTGTACCGGGAACTGTACCGTAGTCATTAGCATACCCACTAATACGACGATACCCACCAGCTAGGGCAGGTTCATAGTTTATCATACGTATAGCACTACCAGACAAACCTGAGGCTTGAGTTAGGGGATCAACGTTAGTGATCAACCCTCCTGTACAAACAGATAAATATGTACTGAGTTTATCTGCCATTAAACACTATTCTTATAAAAAGAGTTTCCCATTCGGTTTATTACTGTAGAACTTAAGTAATCTTTACTGTCTACTAGCAATCTTCTCATCGTCTTTATACCCTTCTTAAACTTATCTGCGTGTAACTGAGCCGATTGTTCATTAGATCTAAAGTGCATAAGGTACATCATAGCACCATCAAGTACTACATGTCTAAATCTATCTGGTATAATACAAACATCACTACTTAAAGTTAAGTCTGTAGGGAACTTCCAGTAGCTATACTCTATAACATACGAAGCATCGGGAGGAGGTGTAACTCCAAACTTAGTGCTTTGTGTTTTATATATAGTAGTAGGTTTACCGTAGCCACCTGTACCAGCTACATCATCTAAACTTCTTACATCTGCTACATAACTTTCATAAGAGATACTAGGTAGTTGTGTAGGATAGGCAGACACAGCATTTGTTAAATAAAAGGTTTCCCAGTCTGCTTTTGAGAAGTCAGAAGGAAAGTCATACGTACTAGTACCAGAAGATAAAGTCTGCTGATACGTTACTAAAGTAAAAGGCCACTCTTGTGCGTCTTGTAGTATTTCACGTATAGAGGAATTAATAGCATCTTTAGCTAGTGACTGTACGTTTTTAGTTGAAGTAAAATCAACCTCACTAATCTCGACTTCATTAAGACGACGAAGTAATTCATTCACTAGGTTTATATAAGTCGTCATGTTAATTCCTACGAGATTTTAAATGTACGTAAAGGGGCTAACATAAAGCCAGCCCCCTCAAAGTGTTTTATTATGCTAAGTTATATTTAGCTGTGATCAACGCTTCTGGACGTAAGATCTTGCGCCCGTAAAGATGCATACCACGGCAGATGTCAGCGAATGAATCTGGATCACGATATGTTTCTGTTTTGTTGATTTGCTCTGCAGTTGCTACTGCTGAGTCATGACCAGCTACGATAACACCGTAGTTAGCATTCTGGTTAGCTGTACCTGTTGTACCTGCACCAGTACCTACTGATGGTAAGTTACTTGAAGTATATACACGGAAGCCGTGGAAGTTGTTCAAGACTAGACCGTTACGTAATCCACCTGACTCACCGAAGTCTGCGTTAAACAGACGTGAATCTTCATCACGAAGGACTTCCATCATGATAGGATCAAGTACAAGCCACCTACCTGCAGTGTCTACTTGGTTCTGATCTAACAAACGACCCATACGTGAAATCAACATTGCTGGTGATACGTATGCTGTTGGTAAAGCAGTTGCTCCGGGTAAACGTGCGGCAACTGGGATAGAGTGTTCCCCTGCTGAAGTTGTAGTAATGTTTCCGAAGTCACCTTTTTTCAGCTTGTTAGCTGCAAGTAATTCGTCTGTACCTGCCGCTGTATTAGCTTTAGTACCATTTACTACGTTGTTTACTGCACCTGCGTTAGCATGTAGAGCAGACTGTTTGTAACCACTTAAGTAACCCAATACTTCTTGGTCATGCTGATCAGCCAAGCGGAAAGCCGCACGGTTTGTAGCCATGTCCATGAAATTAACATGGGAGTGTGCTTCTTCGATGTCGTCGATTTTAAATGCAAAGTAGTTTGCTTTATCTACAACTAGAGAGAAGTCTGCGTCTGCAAGATCTTGTGCAGCTATTGTTGTACCACGAGCATAAGCTGATACGCTTACCTCAGGCTCTTTTATAATTTTCACTGTATCGCCTTGTGCAGCGATCTCACCGAAATAATCAGAGTTAGTTATGTCTCCACAAACTGTGGACTTGCGGAATGCAAGTTGTACTTTTTTTGAATAAATTACGGAACTAAAGTTACCATTCGGTAAGTTTGTATATCCGCTTGCTACTGCAAATGCCATTATAATCCTCCATTGGGTGTTTGGCTTAGTTTTAAGTAAGCTAAACGAACCTATAAGAGGCTGTACTTTCTAGGGTGCATGTAGGCTTTACTTCGTAAGGATCAGTCACGATGTTAAAGATACACGGGCCTATACTTGTTCAGGTAGGTCTTATTATTGGTATGTTTAGACTTAGTGAGATAGTGTCTTAGATAGTAAGGTAGTCACACAGTGAGGCTTACTATTTCTTTAAAGACACCTATAGTTATACTAGATACACCATAGATGTCAATACTTTATTTGCAATTATCGTGCGCCACCTGTCATATCGTAGGTGAACTTACCTGCACGTATTGCTTCCATGATAGCATCAGCATTCTTTTCGTACTGATCTGCTGTCATCTTGTGTACCTGAGACTCGCTAAAGTGTCCGGCTATATCATTAGAGTCAGGCTTAGTAGAACGTTTAGTTACTACTGCAGAAGCCGCCGCTTTAGTGGCTTTCTTTTTAGACTTAGTATCTAAACCTTTAGCCATCTTGTATAAATCTATTACACGAGCAACTGATGCAGGATCTTCAGAGTTGTCGTATAGAGCATCTTTGACCCATTTAGGTTCTTTCTTAGCCCAGTCATGGAAAGCATCACTATCACGTAGTTCATCAAAGTCAGGGTGTATGGCTCTGATTTCTTGTTCTAGCTTACTACGAGTAGCTTCTTCGCTAATCCGATCAATCTCTTGTAGCCTTGCCTCAGCACCAGAGAATCGTTCCTCTGCTTTCTTAGATGCAATAGTTTCTACTATAGCCGCAATGTCAGGAAACTCATTAGCCCACGCCTCAATATCTTCGTCTGACTTAGGTGGCCTAAGAGTACCGCTTGTTTCAGCATTCTCTAGTTTAGCCTGTAGCTGTTTGATCTCCGCAGACTGTTTGTTTAGATGATCACGTAAATCACTATAACGTTTCTTGTATGTACGTTCTTCACTACTTAACGTTTCATCTTTCTTATCAGATTCATCACTAAGTTCTTGAGTCTCACCATCAGGTTCTTGATCTTCTGAAGTATCTTCCTCATTCTGTTCCCCTTTCATGAGCTTGTCTAGCTCTGCTTCTTCTTGCTCGATACGTCTCCTATTAGCTTTATTGGTGTAGTTAGGATCAACAAACCCTGCTACTTTAGGAGTTTCTACTGTTTCTAATTCAGGCATATTATATTCCTTTATGTTGGGGCCGGCCTAAGCCGGGTAGCCTTATAGTTTTATAGGATAGTCTTTTAGTTATTACTTTTTCTTCTTCATCAAGCCGCCCTTATTATATTTTCCGGGCTTGCTCCAATCTGTTTTGCTATTACCGGTTCGTCCTTTACCTGCGCTATATTTAGAACCGGAATTATTAGAACTAGTGTTTCTATTATTAGAATTATTATTTGAGCTTGTTTTACGAACAGGGCTAGAACTACTCTCTCTAGCTAGTCTAGCTCTTTTAGCTAAGGCACTCTCGTAACCTACATCGCCAGCCCTTTTACCACTAGAATCTGTACGACTTCTTGACGAATCTACTGTAGCCTTACCGCTTTTGTTCTTCATAGCGGCAACAGTTTTAGTTATTCTGTCTGATTCTGCTTTGCTGACTTTTCTATCTCTATCAGCACTTAAGTTTCTTTGTGCTTCTCTTGAAGCTATAGGATCAAAAGAAGTACCAACACTAGTTCTTGAAGATGTAGTATTAGCAAATAGATCATCTCCTAGAGTATCTTTAATTACGTCTGTTAAACCCCATCCGTTAGTTACTAAGCCCATAGCAAAACCATCTAATCCATTTGCTTCTTTATATTGTGCGGCTAGTTCCTTAAGTTCTGCAATCTCTTCAGGAGATGTCTGACCTTGCTTTTCTAACATACGTATGTGTGCGTTAGTCTGCCCTAGTATCATCATTTCATTTCTATTAGTAATAAAGCCTGACTTATCAAACTTACCAATAAACTTTATAATACCAGCTTGTTCTTCTAACTCAGCTTCCATAGCCGCTTTGGTAGTCTGATAAAGACCTTCAGGGCTACTATAGTCATATCTTTCCATCCAATCAGTATCTTTCATGGATTCTTCTAGTAGCTTCTGAGAGGCACTACGAGTATCCTCATCTCTGTTTTCTCTAGGTGCTACTGTATCTACAGGATCAACCGGAGCAACTGCTGTTGTCTTTATTACATAACCTGCAGGTACAACTTGTGTAGGTTGGTTAGTAGCTTTATCATGAGCTATCATCATAGTATCACCTGTAGTAGGGTTATGATACTCTACCATTATAGTCTCAATCTCTTGTACGGGAGAAGTCCCTGCTCCTGCACCTCCACCAAAGACAGAGAAACCTAAGCCGTAGTTACTAGGAGTAAAACCTAATGCACCACCTGTATTAAAAGCTCTTTCAGTTTGCCTGTTAGCTGACTGCATCTGTTGAGGGTTTAGATTAGCACCAGTCGTATTTAGTGTAACACCTCTACTAGCAAGCTCTTGCATTAACGCTGGGCTATTCTGTGCCGCTACCATAAACTTATCTATAAGTGCATCTATTCTTGTAGGGTTAGTGTTAAGAGGAGCTTGAACTGCACCCCCTTCTTTATAACCTACAGACATACCTTTAGCATTCATACGAGCATTGATTAGCTTGTCACTCTTAGCGGCAGTAGCTAACTTATCCATCAAGCCACCATCAGCTACACCCGTAGCCATAGCTTGCTCTAGTGCGGCTAAGTCTTCTTCTGTTATGTCTTGCATACCTTCCATACCACCTTCTGTGGGCATTGCTGGCATAGGCTCTCCGCCTATACGTCCATCTGCATCCATTTGAGATAGACCCATCTTAGCCTCATTACGCATGTCTTCGAAGACCTTCACACCAAAGTAACGAACGACATCTGCAGGTACAACATATTCACCTTCACTAAGTCTAGCGTCTATATCATCACGCACTTCTTCAGGTAAAGATCCCGGAGGAACTTCGTTTCCGCTTACTGGGTCTACTTCATTAGATCCACCAGTTAATGCCATTTCCATTTGTCTGCTCATTGAGTTGCTCCTTGGGGTTTCTTCTGTTGCTAGGCCGCCGATAGCGAAACCCAATTTTGTTTTTAGTTTATTCCATAAGTTAGGCTGTTCGAAGTCTTGACCATATCTTTTCATTCTACCAGCTTCTTCTTCTGCTAGTTCTGACATGACTTGTTCGGGCTTATAGCCTCTCTCTTCTAATAGAGTATTTGATAGTTCAAATATAGGAGTAATAGATTGGTATATAGACGTAACGTCTGTATCATTTAAATTGCTAACATGCCTATATCTATGTTTGTGTTGATCTTTATGTCTATGACCTCTACTTTCAAGCATAGCCTCTAGTAAAACATGTTCTACATCAGGCTGATCATAGTGTAATACAAAAGCGGCTTCTTCCCCTATTATTTTAGATGCATCCTCTTCAGGGTAGGCTAAACGTAATTCTTCTAAGCCTCTATGCATAAGTTCATGTACAGGAGCTAGAGAGTCTTCAGGCCCTTTTACGCCAGAAAAAGCAATATCATTTATCTCTAAAGTATCTTGCTCTGGGTAATTATCTGACATGTGCTTTCCTGCACCTTCACCCTCAAAATAACCTCCCTCTTTATCGTCTCTACTAGGGTAGTAAAGACCTGTATAATTCATCGGGTCTTCATCAATAAGTTTAAATGTATTACCTTTAATAAGACCTAACATAGATACAGGATTAGCCGTCCTAGCAATATCTAACTTTACAGTCTCTCCATTTAATTTATATTGACTCTCCATAAAGTCAGGTACGGTACGAGGTTCATCACTCATAAGATCTTTAGGTCTAGGTTTAGGTCTACCTCTTGTATTAATAAACTCAAGAGTGCTACCGTCTTTCTGTCTTTCTTTAGGTATACCTAATCCTTCAGGTCTTAGTTTAGGAGTTGCCATTTACTTCATCCCTTAAGTATTTAAGTTTTCGTAGTCCTGCTATCTCGCCTTGACAACGAAACATTTCATCTGTAGTTGTAACTTGTTCCATCTTCTTGTGTGTCTGAGCTATCTTAGCATCAAGAGTTTCACAGAAAGAATCCCATAAGGGTTTGTCGTTTACTAGTTTCTTTATTTGCATTATGAGGGTCTTTGCATTAAGCCGGGCTTCTTAACTAAGCCACCTTCGTTGAAGCGAGGTACAAGATTATCTAGGTCTAACTCTGTTATATCTATTTCAAAACCTACTTCAGTGCGTTTATCTTTTGATGGCAAGTATGCGGAATAGTAAGGAAGTTCTCTTTCTCCTGTCTTAATTGTACCACTAGGATACTCATTCTGAAAGGATTTTAAGGCTTTCTTAAAAGCTATATTGTAGGTTTCATTAAATACCTTTGCTCCCTCATCTTTAGAAGAAGCACGTAAATCATCTACTCTAGGATCTCTAAGTCTTTTTACGGGAGGCATTACTATTTTATTTATGCCGTTCTTTTTAGCTAAGATAAATGTAGCCTGTAATAAATTTCGTATATAATCTTTATTTTTCTTTAATGGCAGATCTTTAACGTTACTGTTCTTTTGTAACATATCACTTTGAAGCTCTTCTATTAAATAATATTGATCATCTTGAGTAGCATAATGACCTATCCTAGCATGAGCTATAGTATTATTAGAGTGGTGTGTTTTTAAGTCTATCTTTTTAGATTTGTTTGTATTGCGCTCTAGATCTAATGTTATTTCAAAATAACCATACTCAGGATTAAACAAAGTATTTATATCTTGCCTCTGCATATTTTGATATTGAACTGATCCTACATTTGCTTCTATAGTAAAACCTTTATCGTAAGCCGCATCTTGAGCTTGCTCTCTAGTATACTTTTTATTAGGCTCTAAAAAATCTCCTGTATAATCTAACTCACCTTTACTCATCTTAGGAGCACGTTTACGCACAAAAGCATTTATGTTTTTACCTAGAGTCCCTTTTTCGGATATAGGTGCTTCGTCAAGAGCAGACATTAAAGGGCTATAAAAAGTTGTTAAATTTGTCTTGTTAGAATAGGTTGTCTTTGTTCCATCTAAATCTCCATACACCAAGTCTACATAATCAGGATCATCAGTGTCAAATATATCTTGCATATCATATAATGCATTAGGATTATCATCTCCATAGACATCATAAAACTCTTCAGCAGTAGGCATATCATTATCATCAGGTATATACTGACCTAAATCATCACCAAAGTCTTGTTCATCTTCTAGTGTTTGTAAAGCCCTCATGTTAGTTTTAGACTTATCTTTAAACGCAGGGTTATACTTAGGGTTATCAGCTATACCTAAAGCAGAGCTTAACTCTTTAGCTATGAGTTTACTGAGTGCTCCCATTACTGTACGTTCCCACTAAATCCCGGCTCTCCGGGCGTAGCCGCCGCACCTACACCTATGTTACCACCGCCGCCACCAGTCATATCTTGTGGGCCTGTAGGAGCTTGTCCTTGAGGTGCTGTAGGTGGTGCATTTGGATCAGTAGGCTCAGGAGGAGCTTGGAAGCCTTTAAGTATCTCAGCCTGTATTGCCGCATCATCCATAGAGTTTGTCACCTTGTCAGGATCTAAGTCCATGCTTATAGCAATCTCACGAATGATATAGTCCATCTTAGCAAACGGAGCTAGAGTAGGATTCTGTGCAACTTGTAAGAATTGCATTAGTCGTTGTGATCTGACTTCGTTAGCCATGAGAGAAGCAGTACCTTGAGCCTTTACGTCTAAGTCACCCTTGATGCTAGGATCATAGTCGAACTGCATATTAAAACTAAAGAAAGCTTTGCCTAAAGGATTCAATAGGTAATCATCTACGTTCTTAATAACTGTACGAATAGAACCGTTAGCCGCTGACATAAGCATAGAGATACCTGAAGCTGTACGACCTACACCAGACACACCTGTTTGACCGTGAGCAAAGCTAGGGAATCCTGTTGATTCGTCTGACAATACTCTTGCCTTATCGAACAACTGCATGTTCTCACCTGAGACGTTAGGGAACTTAGTGCCAAAGATAGCTTGACCCGGAGCACCACCCTGTCTCCTAAAGACTTTGCCCGGATATACCGATAGGTCTTGTCCCGGAACTAAGTTAGTCTCGTCTACTTCAATCAGTAAGTTACCTGATAGTACAGCATTATCAACAGCCATACGCATGAAGCCATTCATTAATGTCTGGGTGTCATCCATGTTCTCTGCAATACCTACGCCAAAGAAGCTGTAAGGATTGATCTCGTAAGGCACGGCATAGTAAGGTATAAGAGCAGGTTTAAAAGGATTCATAACCATACGAATAACTTGACCGTTACACGACCATAGGTTTACGTTTATTTGTTCTGAATCTTTTAACTCACTAGGAATCTTAAGGTCATGATCTTCTAGTACTTCACGATCAACAAAACCCCAGAACTCTTTTACTTCATAGCGTTCTGCTTTAGAGCCTTGCTCATCGTCCTCCATGACTTGCTCCCACCACTTCTTCTCGTAGGACTCACCTAACTTAATAGCTGTGTCTATAGAGTTGTCACGGAAGAAAGGACGACCTTTGAGTGCTCTTAGTTGTGAGCGTGACATCTTGTGTCTTTCGATTATGTACTCAGCTTCATCCATGTTAGCCGCATCAGGGTCAGGATAGAAGTCCCATATAGAAACGTTACTCGTAGATGGTACAGTCTTGATTACAGGATCGTAGTTACCTTCGTCATCCCAACGAGGGTACTCTTTGTTTGTAGCGAATGGGCCTTTCATTATACCTGTACCGAATAAGGCACATTCAAATGCGGCTAAGCGAAGCTGTTTGTTAGCTCCGCTTTCTTCTAACTGATCATGTATCTTTTTCTGCATCTTCTTAGCGGCAACTTGTGCAGGACGCACTGTTACAGTAGAAGGAGTAGTTCCCGGCCCTTCAACTAGTTTATCCATTACAGGCTCTAGTTTGTTAGCCATACCACCTAGACGTTCCGACAACTGTTGCATTGTCTCGCCCGGTTGTAGTCTAGACTCTTCTGTAGAGAAAGGAGCAAAGGTTTGTTTTAGTTCGTCTGTAGCTTCATCAGCCGCAGGATCTAAGTTAAAGTGTACAGAGTCAGCTACACCTTCAGGTAAAGTAGTAGGATCTACATTAATAGGAAACTTATTGTTACCGAATAGTACATCTACTATCTGCCCGTAAGCGGCTAGAGTTTTAGTCTTAGTTACTTTTACGAATACACGAGATCTTTCAGCTTCAGTGAACTGTACATCAGGACTATATAAGCCTCTGTAATTCCTGTAGGACTTCATCCATCTGTCTTCGTCTACACGTCTTGCATCTTCAGCTTTAGTGAAACGTTCGTTTATAAAACCTATAATATTACCTACAGAAGGATCAGATTCTAACTCTTTCTCCTTTACATCTTCAATGTATGAAGAATCCGCAGATTCAATATTCTCTTCGTAGTCGTCTTCAAAATCACTAGGGTTCATACTTAATATCCAAATGTAGGATCAGACGATTGGAAGCCTGATCTTGATGTTGCAGGGTCATAGTCAAATAAAGAACTACGAGGTCTGGTCATTATACCATATCTTAAAGCGTCATACAGGTGATCTTCAGCGTGTGTATCAACGTCTTCGGGGTTTCGTTTATCTAGTGGTATGCTAGGTAGCTGAGCTACAAGGTTAGTACAATTATTAAATATCACTAGTCTAGGTTGTTCAGTAAACTCATCTATCTGTAAGCGTCTATGTATTTCGTTCTTACCGGCTATACGTGAGCCTTTAGATCTGTCTGAAGGCCGCCACCTACAACCTTTCATTATCATTTGCTCTGCAAGGCTAGGCCCTGTATCGCCTCGTTTGTGCCACAAGGATGAGTCTAATACGCCATACCTTATAGTACCATCATCTGACTCAGCATCTAATATCATATCTGCTAAGTCTGTAGCTGTAACCTTAGAGCAATACATCTCTCTATAAACAACTAACTGTTCGTCTGGTGCTACAGCAAACCATACAACACCCGTATAACTACCGTAACCATAATCGCAAGCCCTAAACTTAGCCCAACTATTAGGTATATCGTAAGGGGCTACTACGTGTACCTTTCGGTTAAACTCAGGGAAAGCCGCACCCTCATTGATATCCCAGTCACCCTCTAGTAACTGCTTACGCTGATGCTCTGGTAAAGATAGAAGCATGGCTTCGTAGTCTCCACTATCAGCTAAGTAAGGATTGTCAAACAAACTAGCAGGAATAAACTTACGTTTGAATAACGGTTCACCTTCTTTACTGTGGCCTTTAGGATAAGAAAGAGTTTCACCTGTTTCTATATCTGTAGCCCAAAAAGGTTTGTTAGGTGTAGAAGGATCAATAAACATCTTCTTGACCCAAGCATGTCCCGGCCCTCCGGGGTTTGTGGTAGCCCTCATGTACAAACCTAATTCAGGTGATGCACTACGTAAACGTGAACGCATATAATTCCACGCATAGGGACTGTTCCATTGAGTCAACTCATCGAAAGCTACATAATTAAACGCCTGTCCTTGGTAACGCATAACGTCTGTGTCTTTATCCAAGTAAGACATCCATAATCTACCGCCTTGAGGTGTAGTCCATTGAGACTTTCTCTCTGACCACTTAATACCCGGAATAGCTTTAGGGTACAACTCTTGGCTTTTCTGTATAAGCTCACGTAACTCTTCTGTAGTGTGGCGTACAAGTAGGCCACTAAAGTCTTTATGGTTTAGGTTACGAAGAGGATCTGCTAGTGTGGCATAGCTCTTCCCTCCTCCGGCTGCCCCTCCATATAGTACCTCTCTTTCACTAGCCGCTAGATATTGTGTCTGTGGGCCGGGATTGGGTTGAAATACTACGTCTTGGGCATACTCTACATCGAATGGGGCTGGTGCTACTTGCGCTGGTACAGTGTGTACAGGCTCTTGCTCAACTATCTTCGTCGTAGGTGTAGTAACCGAGTCTTTCTTTTTCGAGGGCTTCGTACTGCGCTTTCGTTTCTTCGAGCCAGAGGGCAAGCTTGCGTTTAATTTTAGCAAGTGACTTACGTTTTCTTTCGACATCTATACGCTTCTTAAGTCCATCATGAGTTATTTTTCTACCCGACTGTGTGGTTAACCAAGCAGATACTTCTCGGTAACTGTATTGCTTTAAGTGTTTCTTTGCAAGTTCTAATAACTCTAACTCTGTAGCAATAGGTTCTAACCATCTATCATCCTCTGAGTCTATACGGTAGCCAAAGGGTACAGTTCGTTTAGATAATCGTGGGATTCGTTCCCATCTTTTAATATGAGAGGGCTTTGGTAGCATCCAATAGCCCAATTCAGTTTTCTGAAAGTCAGTCTTATGTTTCATCGCCTTGTGAGGAATCCTTTGGTGGTAATATAAATAGACCTCCGCTAGACTCTACTGCAACTTTCTCGGTCTTCACTAAGCCAGAACGATCAAGAACTTGACCTGCAGCTATCATCCTTTCCTTAACGCCTAACTGTGTAGGGTCATCTAAAGCTGAGCCATAAGCTATAGCCGCCTTAGGCCCTAACCTAGACATATACTCTTTAGTAGCATCAAAGATTTCATCCTTTAGTGCTGACGTAATAGATCTAGTAGGCGTTGTATCACTATAACCTGCTAATCGCTTAGCCATAGCCGCATCTCCGGAAGCCTCTTCAAATAAGACTTCCAGAAACTTTTGTTGGTTCTCTGTAAGATTACGAGCCATTCATTCTCCGTCTGATATCATATCTTGCGATACCTATATCTTTTAATTCTCTATCTGTTAGATGTGTAAGTAACCACAAATCAGCCCTAGCTTGTTGTGATCTTTGTATTGAGTCGTGTAAGGCTTTAAGCCATTTAGAAAATGTTTTAAACATATTAGTTCTCCAGTGTGATACTACAAGACATTTGTAGCTTACCGGAAACTAGTTATACATATATAGTTATATCATACTACACACAATAATGCAACCCCGTTATGCCCTATCGGTTAGGACTATAAAATTCTCTACAAGACACTAAGACTTCCATAGTATTAGCTGTTTCACCATAGGCAACAATTTTATCTCCTGCATGAAGATGTAATACACCAGCACCAAATACATTTTCTGCTGAGTTACCTGCTATAGTATGATTCTTTAATACATAATGATAAGTGGTATCGTCTTGATGATAAAACTGTAAGTATATTTTTTTAGATGAGTTATTGTTATTAGCTACATGAAGTAAGTCCACTGTTGCATCATGTAATGCAGGGCATGTATACACAAGAGTAGCGTTAGCACCTGTAGTAGTAGATGCTATCGTTACTGCTTCTGTAGCTGTGGAGTAAGCTGTTTCAACCATTTATTTTTTATTTCCTATAGTCTTAGTTGTCCAAGCTTCATTCTCAGGGGTTGTAGGGTCATCCTTTACGAAATGCCCCGACTTAGTTCGAGCACGTACTTTTTTAGTTACGACAGAAGATAGTATCTCTTGTACCTTAGAATCAGTACACCAGTAAGAACCATAAGGATCTGAAGCAGCGAGTACATCACCCATTTTAGTAGTGACGTTTTCAGAAGTTACTATATAACCACACTCCTCTAAAGGATCTTTATAGTCCTCAAAGTTCATTGTTTATTTATCCTTTATAAGATGCACCGCATTTAGCCATGCCACCTTTGTTATAACCCATTTTCTTAGCCACTTTAGGTGCGGCTTTCTTTAAGGCCTTCATACCTTTAGTCATACCGCCGTGCTTATAGCCTGACTTCTTCTTCATGTCTGAATCCTTCATCATCGTACCATCAGGCATTTTATGATAACCTTTTTTCATTGTGAGTCCACCCTTTGATGCTCTATACTTTGCAGTCTTCTCTGCAATTTTCTTTGGTTGTTTTACGAATTGTTTTCCTGCCGCTGTGCCTTTACGCTTAGCCGCAGTAGTAGCCGCATACTCTGATGCAGTTAAAGCTTCTCTTGCTTTCTTCGGAAGATAACGTTCTCCTGTCTTACCACTGGGTTTTCCACTCTTAGTTCCCCAATCTTCTTTCGTCCACTTCTTGAGTGATTTCTGTGGGGCTTTCATGACTTCTTGTAACCTCCACCTGCCGCTTTATATTGTTTAGCTAACATCTGAGCCTTACGTGCAGACCATTGACCTGCATTACCACCGCTAGTTCCTGCTTTAATTTTATTGAACAAGTTCTTACGCATCGTAGGCTTAGTGTAGTTACCTGCTTGGTTTACTTTTGATTTAGGTTTAGTCATTACCACTTAGCCTTATCTGCCCAGTAAGCCGCTGACATTTTGCCTTTCTTTATATTCTTGGCATGTCTAGCTTTAAAAGATGCTCTCTTCTTTTTCATCTTATCTGACTCACCTGCTTTAGGTTTACCTGCAGTTTTAGCTCCTTGCTCACCAAACCTAATTAGTTTTATCTTAGTGCCTTCTTTAGCTAATACTGCGTGAGACTTCTTAGGGTGTCCCGGAGTACGTTTAGGTTTATTGTAACCTGAAAACTTTTCGCCTCTGTAATCTACCATTATATCATCTTCAATGCTTGCTCTAGTGTTTCTTTGTTTCGCCTAGTCCAGCCACGACCAAATGTCTTGAACGTATCTAAGCCTTCATAGAAGCCTTGCCTTACGTGATATACGTAATCAATAATATACTTAGGGTCTTTCTCTAATATAAGACCTAATGTCTGTGGCCCTATAGCTCCATCCGCTGTAGCTCCTACTGCTCGTTGAATAGCTTTAGCTGGTCTACCTGAACCTGAGTTAACTGCCCAATCAAACGCACACCAATCTACACCGGAAGGTAAATGGTCACCCTTTACTCTATCCCAATAGTTCTTCTTGTAGATCGGGCCTACATCGTCTGGCGTTAAGTCACGCATCTCTTCTTCGGTAGACTCTCGGCCTATCCATTCGTCGTATACTCTCTTAGTTACACCAAGATTAGTCATGCCACCGGGGTCTTTGGGGTGATTTACGAATCCTCCCTCGTGTTCCAGTAACATGTGTAGGCATTCATCAAAGTTCTGTTTCATTATTTCTTCCCGAAGTATTTACTTACACCACGCATACCAATACTGGCACTAACGATCCCACCCAAAGAGTATTGATACCAATCTGGCATAATCTCTAGGGCAGTAAACCCTGCTTGTACGATCTGATTGCCCCAATCACCACAGAATGCTAGGATTAACGGGATACTAAACAATAAAGTTATCCATTCGTCCTTCCAACTGTTCTCTGTAGCTTTCATAGCCGCTATATCCCAGTCAATCTCACCGGTGGCTATCTTCATCTTAGTTTCAGCTTCAGCTTTCTTAACTGCAGTCTTGCCTTCTATCATTGTACCAGCAAGATTAGCTACTTGACCGATTAAGTTTAAGCCCATCATCCGTTGTTCCCCTTAACTTCCTTCTTGCTCATGTTAGTTACCCCAAAGAATACACCAACTATACCAGCTACAGATAAAAAGTAGATAGATGCCATAGATCCTATAATGTCTGCGGCTTGTTCTGCTCCTACAATGCTACAAAGTAACACTAAGAAAGGATAAGCTAACATTCCAACTAAGCAGAACCACGCCATACGCCGTTGTGCGTCTCTTTGGCTGTCTTCATCGTCTAATCGCCTACGTCTGTCTTCTAGTTCTAAAGCTTCCCACTCAGATTTGTCTATAGTGCCGCTTTTGTCTACGTCAACTTCATCAAAACTAGTCATTCTTCCCAGTCTCTCTTCCTGTTTGGATCTAGTACGTCTCTTTTGTTTAACATACCCTCTAGATACATAGCTCGTTCTACTCTGTCTAAAGTATACCTTACTCCGGTGTCACTCTCGATGGCAGTACGGACATAAAATACGTCACTCTTGGGGATATGAACACGATATAATGCACGAGAGTCCTTGTTAGCTAACGCATCGTAGAACTCTTCAAGTACATTTTCACTTGCATATAGTTTTATTCGTTTTGTCATTATTGTCAATACATATTTAAAGTAAAATTGTACCGCAAACTAAATGAAAGTTTATACTACTATCAAGAGGGAGGAGACAAATGAGGAGACTTAACAATAATACAAGTCTATCAAGTAGTCTACGGTACTTTAGTTACACTTAGAGTTATAACTTCTTTAACAGTTAAGTCGTTTAATGTCTTAACCTTGTACAAATTATTATATACTACTCTAAATATGGTGTCAACACCTAAGTTTAACTATACGTGACACTTTTCCTAAGTCCAAGAACTAATATGCAACAATGTTAGTTAAACTTTATAGTAAGATATTTTTTTATTGTAACTTTATATTGTAACTTATAGTTTAACTACGCTTCCCTGCGGTCAGTTATAACCATTTTTGTGCCTATGTCAACCCCCTCTTCACGAAATATTACAGTTTGTAACACTTTGTGTACAGCTTTTGCCATTCTAAAATCCACTTCTGTGTAGGAGTACATATACGTATACGGGTGGATGGGGGGTGGCCCTCGCCGGGGTAGGCATGATAAGGCATGATATGTGCTATAAGGCGTGCTTGCTAGGCTTAAGCCCTTGAAAACGTTACACTTTTATACGGATTATCTATCCGGATATGCCTATAATGCCCAGATTATGCATGACATTAGGCAGGAGGACACAAAAAGCAAAGCTTCATGCACTAAACCCCTACCCCTCTTTTAGAGGGACAAAATAGCCTACCCCATAGTCCCAAAAATCAGGCCGTTGTCGGACGATCCGACCACTCTCCGCTTTTCCTTGCGCATAATGCACACCAAAAGTTGTTGACAATTTGTTTGGCATCTGTCCTATTGGTCTCATCAAATCGGCAATCAAGCCAACTACAATCGGAGATTGATATGACTAATGTAACGAAGTTAAAAGCACAAATCGAAGTTTCAGGTACAGTGAAACTGGGTAAAAGTACCTTCAGTATAACTGAAGCTCTTGATCATGGCGCAAAGATCTATGACAAGTTATACTTGTTGCAAGAGCAACAACTGGACTACTACAGAGAATTGGGTAACATACTGTTACAAGTTCGTAGTTTGCATAAAGATAATATATCTTTCGGTAAGGCTATAGCCTCTTCAGCTTTAGCTGGAATATCAAAGCAAGACAGATCAGATACGATCTTCATCGCCGCTAACTGGATCAAGATCCAGAAGTTAAACAAGAACGGTCTCTTCGATACTCTAGGAGTATCAGCCATCAGAAAGAGGGTCAAAGCTTCAGACCAACCCAAGACTAAGGTTGGTTCAGCAGGTAATGTTTCCAAAGGAAAGAAAGCCTCAACAGCTAAAGCTGAACCGAAGCAAGACAATAGCAAAGCTATACCGAAACCTAAGACTGAACTTGACCTAGCAAAGCTAGTACATCAGATCATGACCGAGGCAGGGTTTAGCAAAGCTACCTTCACTAAAGAGCTTACAAAGCTCTACAAGAAATCATAACTTAAGCCCTTCGAAGCTTACTTCACATCTTATTGCAAGCCCTACGGGGCTTGTTTTTGTTTGTAATACAAACAGTAAAACGTTGTCGGATCGTCCGACGACGACTTAACGTAGTTAAATAGGAGATTAAAATGCGAATAGGAGATGAACAATTTGTTCAAGACATGGGGTCTATCTTTGATCACATCAAAGCAGGATTTTATAGGATTACTGGAGAGCCAGATGAAAGCTTTGAAAAGTACAAGTATCACTATAATTATAAATGCTTTGATGCTTTCTTCTTAGGTGTGAAGTATGGCCTACGTGATGTGATGACATTTGACATAGAGGCAGGTGCTTACAAGCATTGGAAAGACAATGAAGAGTATTACAAAGAGCATGGCGTTTACAAAGAAGCCTTCCCTCGCTTCATTAAATATAAGGATCTATCATGACGTATGGGGTGTCAAAACGTGACCGACTAGCCAGACGTGGCGACAAGCGATGGCGTAGCACATGGCATAGGCAGATGTTGTCGATGAACAGAACCAGAGCCATTGACAAACGAGATGGGATCGGCCTTGATAGTAAGACAAATATTAAATCGTTGTCGGATCGTCCGACGACACTAACAACGGAGACTAATAATGAATAACCCTATTGAACCAACTGGATTGGTACACACACCAGATAGCATGGAAGATTTTATAGCTATCATAGATAGGCTGAATACGGAAGAAAGAATTGTCGCTTACACATATTCTATGATGGCTTGGAACTTGGCTTGTAGAATAACTATGGAACACTTAAAGGAGATGCAGAATGGCTAAGAATTTACTAGGAAAATCACGCACTAAAGAGAACCCTTATGCTATATGGCAGGGCTTCGGTGCATTCGGTGACACTGAGGTACGATTGCTTAAGACGTACCAAACACCGGCTAATGAAGAGAAGAACCAATTCGCTAGATGGTTTGTGGCTGTTAAGTCTGACCATACGTATGGATCTTTTGACATGGGTGATAGCTATATACGTGAGGTGTTAAGAAATATGACACTCAAGCAAGCTGACCCTTTGTTCGAAGAACAGTACGGCATTACTGTACCTGATGGGGTAGAACTAACTGAATGGGTTTAGTATAACTAATCGTTGTCGGATCGTCCGACGACGGTGACACAAACAATAGGAGAATACAAAATGACTAATTATAAATTAACTGTAGAAGATGGGTCAATATATAAATGGAGTGATGATACTGAAGGTTATGACGAACATTATTATAACACTCACGGTTTCACATTAGGACACTTTGAAACTATTGACCTTGCCAAAGCAGAACTAGAAGAATTCTTAGGTAGTACCCCTGATTATGAAGCATATGAAGATTATAACTATGTAGATTGTGACAGGCTAGAAGATAAAAACGGCAATAAAGATAAAGATGGTGATTACCTTGGGATGTATACTGTAGTTCTAGAAAAGATTACCTCTGTTTCATTTAGTAGTAAATGTAAAGGAGAATAACAAATGAAAGACACACACTTTACAGTAGAAGATCCCGGACGTGATGAGGTGCAAGCAGTGTTCCTCAAAGCGGCACTCAAGATGATACGTATTGGCCTCAAGCCGGCACGTCATCTGACTAAGACTAAACTAATGGCTAAAGCTTCACAGATTAGTGGCGTGAAGTACAAGCGTACCGAGATAGACAAAGCTATTGAGGACATGGAGACTATCATCAAGGATCACTTAGATCCAACTTTACCTGCAGGATATAGAGGAGATAACTAATGGGAAATAGAGCAACACTTGAAGTAATAAGCGACAACTACACAGGCAAGGAATCAGAGTGCTACATATACCTACACTGGAATGGTAGCCCCAACACTGTGACACAACTCGTAAGAGGTGCATCATCTAAAATGCGTAAGTCTGATGTTAGCTATGCTACAGCTAGACTGATAGCTCACATCTGTAGCAAGGTGGAAGGTGGTCTGTCTGTAGGTGTACGTCCTGCTATGGAGAAGTACAAAGAAGAGTGGGACAACGGACACTACATCATAGACATAAGCAATGGTCACATCAAGAATGATGGTAGGGTTGTAGCTAGAAACATAGAGTTCGGTAACTTCTAGCATGGAACACGTAGTAGAAGTATGCCCTACCTGTATCAAGAAGATGAAGGTGTATGAGACACGAGAACACTTAACTAGGAATGGCATTCTAACGAGGCGACGAAGCCGCAGATGTTTGGAGTGCGACTACAGGAGTACAACGGTAGAGATACCGGAGTACTTCTTGTACCATTACTTAAAAGAAATAGGAGAAGAGAAATGATTAAACCATTAGACGTAGAGATATTAATAGGCGGTCATGCATACACATGGAATGGTAAGGCTACCTTCAATGTATTCGAGAATGACCATAGGTTTAGGGAGAAGTACAACTGTGACTGCTTCACTATGCATGACGTAACAGGTTGGGATAAAGCTATGGAAGCTATACTTGACTATCACTGGACACACCATTGGCAGTAGGAGGGATTGACAAATGGGTACTATAGGTATTAAAAAGAAGAAAGAAGATCTTATTGAGCAAGCCATCATAGACTGGGTAGACAAGCAAGATCATTCTGTACTCAGACGCTTAGTAGCTGATGACATGTGGGAATATTATCGCAACGCTGATGATGCTACCCTCAAAGAATTTATATTTACATATAAGTAATCGTTGTCGGATCGTCCGACGACACAACAATGGAGACTATCACAATGTATCAACGTGACTGCACAATCATAACCGATCATAGCATATCATCACCAGATGGTTTGTATGACACAATAGAGTTTACTCTATGCACTATCAACATGCCCCTATCCAGAGTGCATACTCAACGTGCATCTATAAAGCAGGAAGGCATCCACTCTAAGTGGGTATCGAGTGCCAAAGCTAAGGGTATACTGTATGCCCAACAACATAAGCAGGAGCTACATGCCCTGATGGTAAACATCCGTGAGACTATGGGTGTGGACAGTGTGGATGCAGGTCAGGCTGTAGTAGATCTATTCATGCGGATACCATCCATAGGCATGGTCAAGGCAGGGTTCATAGCTCAGATGTGTGGCTTCAACGTGGCGTGTCTCGACAGGCACAACGTGCGTATGCTTGGCATGTCTGAGACTGCACTAAAAGTTAGCAAGACAATCAAGCCTGAGCTTAGGCTCAAGAAGATCCGTAAGTACATAGAGTTGTGTCAGGTGTCAGGTGCTAAGCACTGGTGGGATACGTGGTGTAACTTTGTAGCAGAGAAGGGTGGCATGAATGCTTCCCTACCTACAGGTGATGCGGTGTCAGCCTATCACGTAACAGCAATCATGGAGATATAATATGAAGATCGTAGATAAAGATGACGGTACACAAGAGATACAAACGTATGACATGTACATAGCAACCCAAGGTTTGAGAGAGGGCTATGAAGTATATGTAACGCATCCTCTCAGGCCATCATCAGATGACAGGGAGTGTGCTGATGACAGGCTATGGACTAAGGCAGATATAGTAGAGGCACAAAGCAATCTGTACATACTCAAGGAAGCAAAGGAGATTACTGATGACACACATAGCAACAACTAAATACGCTAGTCATATAGACACACGAGTATATCTATACTTAGGTGATGACGAGTGGGAGATAGACGTAGAAGAGATAGAGCTAGACCTCAAGACAGGCGAGATGCAAGGCATAGCCTTTGACTATGACAATACACAGAAGACTGCGTGGATAGGCGACATCGTATGCCGTAAAGCGTTAGCTAAATTTGAAGAGGAGAATGAACAATGAGTGATACAAGAAAAGCATATAGTGTTTGGGTAGATGGCAAGCAAGTAAATGACGATTGGTTAACATACCAAGAAGCATCAGACTTATCTGACAAATATGTTGAACATGGCTACTCGCCAATAATCGGTAATAGAGACTAGGAGAATGAATGATGTTGTTAAGAGAACTTACTAAAGCATTGGCTAAAGGTAAGAATGTGCGTTGGACTAATGATGGGTACAAGGTACATTGGGATAGTGATGTAATAGTCATTACCTATGAGAGCAATGGTTTTACAGGTGCTTTAGATACAAACGAGTTAAAGCATTGTTATATAAAGGAGAATGACTAATGGAAATGATAACACCAACAAATGAAGTGATGGTAAACTATCTCAACGAAGCGTTAGACGAGAAGATCTTCTACTTAGAGGACACGTACAACAGGGACTTTGGTAAAGCTATCATAGTTATGTATCATAAGATCTTAACACTTACTGATAAGCTATTGTATACGTTGTATAATTTACGGCAGTTAGATCTGTCACCTGAGTTATACAAGGATGTTATCTACGTAGTAGTAAGTGGAATGGAGGACTAACAGATGAAACGATCAGAGTTTTACGAGTGGCTTTACAATGGCGAGGCTTCCTTCATGGACATTGAGGATCACGGAGATGGTAACATAGTAGTATGCTTTTCTAACATAGAAGAGTCAGAGGAGGACGACGAAGATGACAGTTAATGAATTAATAATACACATGCTTAGGCATTATCAGCTAGACAACAGGGTGCTAGTACATACAGAAACTAATGGAGCACTACTATTCTGTGAGGCTGTAGCTATTCACCGGATTGACAAAGATACTATAGCCATAGTAGGTAAGAAGGGAGAGGATGATGAAGCTTAACTTAGACGTACAAGATAGACTAAGACTAGCTCATGCATCTGTATGCAAGGAGGAGAACAAAAGGATGCGTGAAGTATTCAACATGAGAACCTATAAAGAGGGTGATCAGTGGACACAACAAAAGAACAGACAAATAACCGGAGCTAAGGGTGGTAAACAGAATATCCTTAAGAGGTTATGGGTTAAAGAGAGGACAACAAGATGATTAAATTACACTTAACGAATAAGCATGGAGGTTCACCTCTAGATATGTATCTCGCAGGAAACTTTACTGTGTATCAAAGGATGAGCGAACACAGATCCAGAGCAAACGAGAATACTACTGTAATCATGGATGGACTACACAACAATGGAGGTTGGCACGTAGAAGAATCTATCGAGGAGGTTAATCGTATGATTAATGAGCAACTTGATTAAGTTACATGGAGTTGGCCCAGATAACATGCACTACAGCCACAACTATTTCGTGATACCTATAGCCTACGAAGACACAAAGGATCTCATACTCAACGTACACTACGCTAGACGTATGCCTTCCGTATCGTATGCCTTCGGTTTGTATAGAGGTATGGAAGGACTACAAGGTATATGTACCTTCGGCTCACCTGCTTCACCTTGGTTGTGCAAGGGTGTGTGTGGTGAGGAACACAAGTCTAAAGTATTAGAGCTTAACAGGGTAGTGCTAGTAAACAACAGGCCTAACGAGGCAAGCTTACTTGTAGCTAGATCTATTGCATTACTACCCAAGCCTAAGGTATTAGTAAGCTATGCTGATACAGCACACGATCATGTAGGCTACGTATACCAAGCAACCAATTGGTTATACACTGGTGCAACCAAGCCTCGCACTGACATAGCTACAGTGAATGGCAAACATCCTAGACACCATGCAGGTGACAGGAGTAAGCGTGTCTACAGATCAGCTAAGCATCGCTATGTGTACATGCATGGCAACAAGAAAGACAAAAGATTATTAACCAAGTGCCTACGTTATGGCACTGAAGCATACCCAAAGAAGGAGATTATACAATGAGTGGTGACAGAGTACCTGACTTAGATGAGAACGGTAAGTTCGTATGGTATGAGCCTAGCATACCGGAAGGCTTTACAGACATACGATTGTGGGACGTTGTGTTCACAGTACACGATGACGAGGGCAACCCAGTTGAGAGGCCTGATGGAGGCATAATGTTTTATACTGCACCCAAGCTAGACTTCGGTAGCTGTGAGAATGACGTAGAATTAGATGACCTAGTACAAGAGGAGTATTGATATGAAGAACAAACCTTATTACAAAAGTAAACCAGTAACAGTACAAGCACGTAAAGACAGACGTGACGACATCATAGCTAAGATAGCTACAATTATATTTGTAGGCTTTGCTTTCATCGGCATGGGATATATCTTTTCCCTTGCTATATTTTCACTATCCAAATTGTTTTAAGAGGAGACAAGCACATGACTAAATACAATCTATGCGTAACATACAACGACAAGCTATGTAGGATCACTACATGTAAGACACCTCAGGGTGCTAACCTAATGCTACAAATACTACAACGAGTGTACCCTAAGTATGACTTTGAGATATCAGAGAAGTCAGTACGTACAGATCTATCCAACATGGATTCAGAACTACAACAAGATTTACGACACGTACTACTCAACCCTTACGAAACCAGAGGCACTGAGTCTCGCTTCGTTGTAATAGATGGAGGTGTATGATGCCTATCAGTACAACACTAGAACTTAGATTACTTAAGATGGTAAAGCAAAGCTTTGCTCGTTCAGACATGAGTGACGATACAGAAATGAAACAACTACTTAAAGACATAGAAGTTAACCTAAAGGAGAATAACAAATGAAGAATCATACACGACCAGAAAAGAAGTTTAGCCAGAAGAGATACATAACCTTAACAAAGGATGATACAGTAAAGGTTTTAGATTTGTATAACGCAATCAACAACATGTTGAATGACGTAGGCGAGACACTAGATGTAGATCTCAGTGCACTAAGAGACATTAGACACAAGAGCAATGAGATAGACCACCTCTTTAACTTCAGAGCTAAGGTTCAAGATAACGGGGACGTATGGAGTTGGGCTGATAGTGTACTACCAGATGATGACAAGGCGTATTACTACCATGAGACAGACTAATAGTGCTTATATGGTTTGAGACATTAGTAAAATGGGTAGTAATACTAATAGTACTATATGTACTCTTCGGAGTAGGTAGTGGTATACTTTAGAAAGGAGAACGAATGGAACTTAAACCCAGTAATACTATTGAGTATGCGTGTGAATACTACATGCGAACACCTAAGTATTCTGCTTTAAGTCAGCGTAGCAAGTATGACTATGATTTAAATCTGCGTCATGCTTGCGCTACCAAGGTGCAGAACAATAAAGCTATAGGTAACATCAAACTAAAAGACCTGAAGTTTAAACATATAACATTAGGTTATGATACTTGGTTAGAGAGTAAGGGTGTACGTCAGGCTAACTACATAGCTACATGTCTAGGTATCGTATTCAATACAGCGATACGACACGAGGCATTGCTTAGTAATCCTGTATCCTTACTTCAACGTACCAAGGAGAAGAAACGTAAAGTTAAATGGACTCAAGAAGAAGTGACATCTTTCTTAGATACAGCTTACAGTAACTGGGAATGGCGTAGCATTGGGTTGATTGTACACATGGCATACGAGTGGGCGCAACGTGTAGGTGACATGCGCCTACTTACATGGAACAACCTTGACTTAAAAGCACAACGCTTAGACTTAGAGCAAAGTAAACGTAGGGCTGATGTGCATCTACCTATCAGTGACACACTATGTAGTATGTTAGTGCAACAAGAGACTGACTTCGGCTTCCAACCTTACGTAGCACCTCGCCCTGAGCCTTACAATGGTGTCTACACAGCGTATCATTCAACTGACATACACAGGTTAGTGAATGAAGTTAAAGAGGAAGCTAAGCTATCTAAAGATCTGACTGCATTAGACTTGCGTAGGACAGGTATAACTGAGATGGTTGAGGCAGGTGTAGATACACTAGGTATCATGCAGGTTAGTGGACACAGTAATCCACAGAGTGTTAAGCCTTACTTAGTTAATACATTGAAGGGTGCAAGCAATGCACTGAACAAGAGGAGCAACAACAAATGAATATAAAAGAATTTGTAGATGGGCTATGTCTAGGTGAGGGTGAGACTACACGCATGTCTTGTCCTAACTGTCATGGTAACAACACATTCACGGCATCTAAGGATGGTGGTATCGTAGTGTACAACTGTTATAAGTTAGGGTGTGGTGTACGTGGTGCAGTTACTACAGGCATGACTGCCTTAGAGGTACGTAACCATATGCAAAATAGAGACATACCTATACGCAAAGAGTTAGAACCTATGGCCTACCCTGAGTATGTCGTTAACCCTACCTTAGAGCACACACTACTACACAAGTTCTGTAAGCGATGGGATCTAACCAACGAGGATGTATTGTATGACGTTAAAGATAGACGTGCAGTCTTTCCTATACATGATAAAGGTGTGGTAGTAGATGCAGTAGGCCGTGCCTTGGATGGAGCTATACCTAAGTGGTACAGGTACACAGGTAATGCCTCTGTATATAAACGTGTACTAGGTACACCCAATGGTGTATGCGTAGTAGTAGAGGATGTGATCAGTGCCGTAGCTGTAGCTCAGATATCTCCTAACACTACAGGCTTAGCTATCTTAGGTACGTCATTAGGTCTGGCACAGATGGAACACATTGGAGATTTCTATAAGGTTATCATAGGGTTAGACCCCGATGCTATGACGAAGACGTTAGCTTATAAGAGAGAAGTAGAAGCATGGACAGGTAAAACAGTTAAGGCATTGAGGCTTGACGACGACATAAAATATAAGTTAGACACAGATCAAGATAGATTAAAGGAGATGATAAATGATGGAACTCGCACTCATTAGGACTTTGATGAACAAAGAGTTCTACGATAACAACAAGGGTATACGATGCCCTGATGAGTTGTTCAGTAAAGATGTTCGCAAGATGAAGCAGACACTAGACTACGCTATGGCTACGTATGACCGTAGCCTGACTGCATCAGAGCTAGAGGCTTTGTTCTTTGCTAACAATAGCACCATGACTACTGCTACTAAGCAGGTGTACAATGACTTGTTTAAACGTGTAGCTCGTGAGCAACCTATGAACCAAGACATAGCTGATGAAGTATTGTCTAAGCTATTTCAACAGGTGTTAGGTAATCAGGTAGCTAACATAGGATTTGATTACGTCAATGGATCGCTTGATAGCCTTGAGCCTTTACGTAACTTAGTAAAGAAATATCAGGATGACTTCACACCTAACCTTAACATAGAGTTTGGTGATATAACTATAGACCATCTACTCAAGGCTAATGCTATACAGTCTCAATGGAAGTTTAATATACCTAGCCTATCACGACAGGTAGAAGGTATCAGTGGAGGTCACTTAGTTATAGTAGGTGCTAGACCTAACACAGGTAAGACAAGCTTCCATGCATCTCTGTTGGGTGCGCCTAATGGCTTTGCATCTCAGGGTGCTAAGTGTTTAATACTTTGTAATGAGGAATCATATGAACGTGTAGGTGCTAGGTATCTTAGTGCCGCATCAAGTTTATCTATGGAAGAGGTCAAGGGTAACTATGCCCTAGCCGCCACACGTTACGAGCCAGTACGAGAGCAGATCAATCTGTATGACAGTACCGGTAAGGATATGGCGTGGGTAGAGGCTATCATCAAAGCCTATCGCCCTGACATTGTTGTATTAGATATGGGAGATAAGTTTGCCGTTAAGAGTAGCGACAAGTCAGATGTGTACCTTAAGAATGCGGCTATTCATGCACGTAACATAGCTAAGCAATACAGTTGTGCTATCATATGGATGTCTCAGTTGTCTGCCGCCGCAGAAGGTATGGTCAACCCTGATCAGTCTATGCTTGAAGGATCTAAGACAGGCAAGGCGGCTGAGGCTGACTTGATGGTGTTGATATCTAAGAACCCTGTACTAGCTGACACGGCAGATGACGCAGATGATTCGCAAAGGTATTTAGTTATAGCTAAGAATAAGCTACAAGGAGGATGGCATGGTAAGATTACATGCACATTAGATGGAGCTAGGTCACAGTACTTAGCATAGAAAGGAGTAGACTATGGAATTAGTTCTTGATGTAGAGAACACAGTCACACACAGGGGTGGCAAGATGCACCTCGATCCTTTCGAGGCAAGCAACAAGTTAGTACAAGTAGGCGTACAGGAAGTTGTATCAGGTAAGCAAGCCATATATAACTTTGATCACGTTGAAGCTAATGACTATGATGGTAGTCAAGCTAAAGCACTACAAGATTATCTAGATAGAACAACACTACTAATCCTACACAATGGGCAACACGATATGCCTTGGCTATGGGAGAGTGGGTTCAAGTATGACGGTCTTATATATGATACCATGTTAGCTGAGTATGTACTGATGAGAGGCAATCACATTGAGATGACGTACACTGGGGCTTTCAAGAAGAAGTCACTGGCGTTAGGTGAGTGTGCGATAAGACGTAAGCTAGACTTCCAGAAGGATGACACTCTAAAGAAATACTTTAAGGATGGTTACAATACAAATGAGATACCTCTCAAGGAACTTACATATTACTTACAGTGTGATCTATCTACTACTCGTGCTTTGTATTTAGACATTGAGTCAGACTATGCTCAACCTGAGAGTGAATCATTACGTAACATAAGAGACATAACATTCAAGGTATGCTTGGCACTATCTCGTATGTATTCGTCAGGTATCAAGGTAGACTTGAAAGCCTTAGAAGAAGTACGTAAGCAGTTCGAAGAAGAGAAGGCAGAGATTGAAGGTAGGCTAAGCATCAAGGTACGTAACCTCATGGGTGACACACCTATCAATCTTAATAGCCCTGCTCAGATGTCAGAGGTTGTATACAGTAGGAGGCCTATCAATAAGAAAAGGTGGGTAGAACTGTTTGATCATGTCATGTCAGAAAGAGATTATAAGTTTAAAGTTAACGGTAACAGTACAATGATACGGAAGACTACAGCGTTCACCTGTCCTGAGTGTAAGGGTAAGGGTAGTGTGTACCGTATCAAGAAAGATGGTACTAAGTTTGCTAGGCCTAACAAGTGTAAGCCTTGCGAGGCTAGAGGCTATCAACTTAAGGAGACTAATCAGATGGCAGGGCTAGGCTTCATGCCTCCCTCAAAGAAGTGGGTAAGTGCTAACGGCTTTAGTACAGGCAAGGATAACTTGGATACTTTGATGGGTACTGCTAGAGCTAATGGTATGGACAGTGCGCTTGACTTCTTAGGAGATCTTAAACGTCTATCCGCTATTAGTAGCTACCTGTCTAGTTTTGTTGAGGGTATATCTGTATTCACAAAAGAGGATGGCTTCCTACACGTAGGTCTAACCCAACACATCACCAGTACAGGTAGGTTCTCAGGGCGTAACCCTAACATGCAGAACATGCCGAGAGGTGGTACGTTCCCTGTTAAGAAGGTGTTCGTGTCTCGATGGGAGGGTGGCTACGTTATGGAGGCTGACTTTGCTCAGCTAGAATTTCGTGTAGCCGCATTCTTATCTCAAGATTATACAGCCATGAAAGAGATAGCTACAGGTTTTGACGTACACAGTTACACTGCTAGGATTATCACAGAAGCAGGTCAACCTACCTCTAGGCAAGATGCTAAGGCACATACCTTTGCCCCTCTCTTCGGGGCTACAGGGTACGGTAGAAGCCCTTCTGAGGCGGCGTACTACAAACACTTCATTAAGAAGTACACAGGTATAGCGGCATGGCACAAGAGGTTAGGCGATGAGGCCATACGCTTTCAGAAGATTACTAACGTTGGTGGTAGGCAGTATGCTTTCCCTAACACAGAGAGAAGATCCAATGGTATGCCCACTAACTTCACCATGATAAAGAACTATCCGGTGCAAGGGTTTGCCACTGGTGATTGTGTACCTGTAGTACTACTAGAGTTAGAGGATAGGCTTATGTCTATGCGATCTAAGGTAGTCAACAGTGTGCATGATTCAATGGTGATAGACATACATCCATACGAGAAGGATCAGGTGATAGAGATCATCAATACCCTGAACATGGATCTGAATGAGATCATCTATAAGTATTATAAGGTTAAGATGAATGTACCCTTATTATTAGAAGCTAAGATAGGCCCGAATTGGCTTGACACAAAGGACGTTTGACGCTATAACTTAGCATCCCAGAAACCCTCATACATAAAGGAAAAGTTATGAGCACACAGTTACAAACATTAAACATAGAAGGAATGTCCTTATCGGAAGCTATGGGCATATCAACATCAACAGGCGGATCTCAATCCACACTGGCACGTATTAAACAAATACACTCAGCTATTACCGTAGAAGATTCAGAGGGAGACGAGAAGATCGTTGTGCCTATTGGGTCTTACCAAGTTACAATGCCTGACGGTGAAGTTGTATATAGTAAGACACTTACAATGAGATTATTCTCTCAGCGTATGCAATGGCAACGATGGGATGCAGGTGCAAACACTATGCACAAGACATTACTTTCGGGAAATCTGAATGTAGACTTGAAGGATACATCAGGCAGACATAATTGTGGTAGGCCATCAGGTTACATCAAAGACTTTAAAGCTTTACCAGAAGAAACAAAGTCAGTGATACGTGACGTAAAGCGTACAAAAGTTATGCTCGGTATGGTAAAGTTAGACAAACCTATTGATGAGCAAGGCAATGCAGTGAAGGGTCACGATGAAGAGATCCCATTCGTAATGGACTCAAGGAATACTGAGTCAAACAAAGCTATTGATTCCGCCTTAGCTCAGATCATGGCTAAGAAACTTACACCTGTAGAGCACACACTTAATCTAGGTAGTGCCAAGCGTGACATGAATAGTGGTGGCAAGTATGCTGTTATTGTTCCTTCGTTAGGTATAAAAGTTCCTTACCAACCAGAGGATAGTCATACACTAAAGTCTTTCCTTGATTGGATTACTAATACTAACACATGGGTAGAGAGTAAGCATGATGAAATAGTTAACTCATCTATGTCTTCTGAAGATGCAGAGTTAGTAGGATCTATCGTAGAAGTTAAAGAGTTCGAGGGATGATCCACCCTGCTGAGTTATCAGTACACTCTTTCTTACGTTCTGCTATAGAAGGTAAGGCATCTATGAGTGATGAAATAATAGAGCAGGTAGCCGCTGATGTGGTTACCTCTTTACACAAACAGTTCAATGGTGGCCCTCGTGACGCATTTAGATTACGTATGTCTAATATAGGTAAGCCTAGATGTCAGCTATGGTTTGCTAAGAATGATCCAGAGACTGAAGAAAACAAACCAACATCCTTCATGCTTAACATGTTGATGGGTGATTGGTCAGAGGCTATCTTCAAGGGGATACTACGTGCCTCTAAGGTAGACTTTAAAGACAACGACAACGTAACCTTAGATCTAGGTGATGTCTCTATCAAGGGTGAGTATGACATGATCCTAGACGACAAAGTAGATGACGTTAAATCTACTACGCCTTGGGGTTATGATAATAAGTTTACTGACTATAACACATTAAAGAATGCTGATGACTTCGGCTACGTAGCTCAACTTGTAGGTTATGCAAAAGCCTCAGGCAAAGAGGTAGGTGGTTGGTGGGTTATCAACAAAGTTAATGGTCAGTTCAAGTACGTACCTGCAGAAGAAGCAGATAGTGAAACAGTATTAGAAACTATAAAGGGTACGGTAGACTATATAAATAATGATGAGCCGTTTGCTAGATGCTTTGAACCAGAGGAAGAAACATACCGTAGAAAACCTAGTGGTAATATGAAGCTAAACAAAACTTGTAACTGGTGTGATCATAAAAAGAAATGTTGGCCTAATCTACAAGAAAGAGAATCTCTTGTAAGTCAAGCCGCCATAAAACCTGTCGTTAATTACACATACATAAAGGAAGAAACACAATGACAACTGTTACTTTAGATGAAGTAGAATATACTATTGAAGACTTTACAGATGAGGCAAAGAATGTCCTTAATCTTGTACAACATTTACAAAGGGTCACAGAAGGCCATCAGTTAAATGCACAGTGTACAGATGCTATGCTTAAAGTTAAGATAGCTGAACTCAAACAGTTATTGACAGGTGAGGAAGCACCGTCTGATGACTAGGTTTGCAAAGGGCTACAGACGTAGGCACAATGCTAGTAAATATAAGTCCGGCCTTGAGGAAGAGGCCGTTCTTTTTCTCAAGACTAGACAAAAGAAAGTACGTTACGAGAAACTAAAGATAGAATGGGAAGACCTACGCTATCGTACATACACACCAGACTTTGAGCTAGACAATGGTATCATAATAGAAACCAAAGGAAAGTTTGATCCTGATGACAGACGCAAGCATCTTGAAATAAAAAGACAACACCCAGAGCTAGACATACGCTTTGTATTTAGTAACGCTAAAGCTAAGATAAACAAAGGTGCTAAGCAAAGAAATTTTGAGTGGTGTGAGAAGAACGGATTCAAGTGGGCGCATAGAATTATTCCAGAAGAATGGTTGCAAGAGAAAGGACAATGTACTAAGTTAGATCGTATAGTCCTCAAGACAGAAAGAAGAAAGTAATATGCCCTACACATTAGACGATGATGAGATTGCCGTAATAATAAGACCTGCTTCCTCTAAGGATATAGAAGATTGGAATGGTAACGTGACTACAGGTATAGTAGTAGGTGATGATTTTTCACTACCGCAACATGTTCTAAGAGATCTCGTCCATGTAGCCAGTATGTTTACTTCAGCAATAGATGTTATGAACTACGACGATTATGTTTATGATACAGTAATGGATCACAGGCAACAGGTTCTCATGAATGAGATTGAAAACCAAGAAATAAAAGATGAGAATACAGGTGAAGTAATAAACTTTAATGAGTTTACTAAGACAAAGGGTAATGCATAATGGCTAAATGGAAAGACTTTTCTGTAATAAAAGAACAAGAAGTATTTGATCCAGTAGAAAGACCTGCTCACTACAATCAAGGTGGCATAGAGTGCATTGATTATATTAGACAAGTGCTAGGCTTAGAAGGATTCATTGCTTACTGCAAAGGTAACGTCACTAAGTACAACCACAGAGCTTCTTACAAAGGCAACCCTGTTGAAGATACACACAAGGCTCAGTGGTATATGAACCGTATGGTTGAGGCCATGAAGGAGAAGCATAAATGAGATGCTATCACTGTGAATCTGAGTTGATATGGGGTGGGGATGAAGATATAGTAGACGAAGAAGAGTGGTCTATGGTTACAAACCTTACCTGTCCTAGATGTCACTCAGATGTCTTAGTGTATTTACCTTGCGAGGATAGAGAAGATGACTCATAGAACATTTAGCATTTCGTTTTCTTTAAAGATAGATGAAGATAATAATATATTAGGATCACACGATGATTCACATATAGAAGACGTTTATGATTTGATTGTAGATACTTTCTATGATATAGACGATGTAATGATTAATAATTTAATAGTGAAGGAAAAGTTATGACTATAGGATTTAGGGAGTACCAAAAGAAAGCGGCAAGTTTTGCAATCTATCCTGCAACACACAAGGTATTATACCCTGCTCTAGGTCTTTGTGGTGAGGCAGGAGAGGTAGCCGACAAAGTTAAGAAGCAAGTACGTGATAATGTTTTTAATAGGCATGAAGTAGCTAAAGAACTAGGTGATGTAATGTGGTACGTAGCTGTTCTTGCTAACGATATAGGTTATAACTTAGATGAAATAGCAGATATAAATATAGAAAAACTTACAAGCCGCCAAGACAGAAACAAAATTAAAGGGTCAGGAGACAACAGATGAACAACACACTACCAACAGATTATCAATCATTCATACACAAGTCACGTTATGCACGTTGGCTTGATGATGAAGGGCGTAGAGAGACGTGGAGTGAGACAGTAGATCGCTACATGAAGAACTTAGTACGTCCAGCTTTAGGTGATAAGCCTAAGCAGATAGCTGAAATTGAACAAGCTATACTAGGACTAGAAGTAATGCCTTCTATGAGGGCATTGATGACAGCTGGTCCAGCTTTAGCTCGTGACAATACAGCAGGTTATAACTGTTCTTATCTAGCAGTAGATGATATCA